AAAACACAATACACAGACGCAAATGGAGATGTGCAGATAGATACTCCAATAATTGCAGATGATAACTTTCAAATCTATAATAGTTACTTAAAATATACTGATAAACTTGATATAATTAATAATAGCTTTGGTTTTGATATTAGTAACTTTAATTTATCAGCTAATACTAATAAGTTCTTAACTAATGCCCCTGCAACTCAGTATGCGAATTTAGAAGATTATGGAACTGTTGCTTTGTTAGACCCTTTTAATAGAGTAGGCTATATACGACTAAAATATAAAAATAGCTCAGACGTACAAATAGGTACAGAAGATATAGATAAGAATTCAGCAAACGGAGCTTATACTACTCTTAACTTTATATCTGAAAGAATTTTATTCTTTGGGTGCTTCCCTGCTAACTTAATGAGAGATGGAAGTAGTATTTTTGCAGGTTTAGTTTCAGCAGGAACAATAGACGGTGGTTCAATAGAAGTAACAGCTTTTCAAAGTCACCCTGTAAGTGATATTCAAATATCTAAGACATACACTATTAACATTAATTGTCCTGAATTAAAAGGCTTTGAGCCTATAAGACTTTGTTGGCTAAATCAATGGGGGGCATGGGATTACTATACTTTCACTAAGAGGTCGGTAAGAAGTATATCAACTAAAGGTTCTACATACGAACAATTAGCAGGAACTTGGAATGAAGCAGCTTATAGATTAGATAGCTTCAAGGGAGGTAAGAAAGCCTTTAGAGTAAACGCTACTGAAAAGATAACAATGAATACAGACTTTGTAAGTGAAAGTGAAAATGTAATGTTTGAGGAATTAATAAACAGTCCTGAAGCTTACATATTAGACGGATATCAAAACGATACTAATTCAGCTCTTAATCAATATGTTACACCTGTAAGGCTTACAACTTCAAGTTTTACAAAGAAGACAGTAGCAAATGATAAACTAATTCAATACACTTTTGAAGTAGAAAAGACTAAAACACTAAGAACACAATCAGTATAATGAGCGTACAATTAATAGTATTTCCACAATATTTCGACGGTTCAACACCTTTAAATTCTTCATCTAATCAGTTCATGGTTGATGGTGTTAATTTTAATAATGTAAACACTTCTGTTTCTACTCAAAGTGTATCAGGTACTTTACCGCAAGCCTTTATCAATTCTTATACTTTTATAGGGTTCACGCTTTTTATTGTTAACAGTTGGTATCGTTTTAGTGGTGTGGCAAGTGAAGTAACACAAACTTCAGGTGCAATAATAATGCCAATTAATACAGGAATACTTCAAAGATTATCTAACCTTATATATGGTGCGACTTATGACTTAACATTAAATGTAAATTCTAATCCATCACAATTTAAGGTATATCATTACAAACATAACAATTTACTTAGCACTCACACAATTACAGGCACAGGAACTCAGACGATTTCATTTGTCGCTAATTCTACAGCTGATACAATAGTAATATATAGTCCTACTTCGGTTGTTTCAATATTAAACATTTCTTGTGTATTATCTTTAACATCACCAACTCAATTGTTTACAGATTTAAGTAATGGACAAGTCGTATGTGACCTTTATGAAGATGAAGACATTCCTTTAAGTTTAAGTGTAGATGATTTTAAAAATGTAGCTGAGAAAGTGCAGTCTTATTCAAAGGCTTTTAATCTTCCTGCTACAAAAAGAAACAACCAAATCTTTGATAATATCTTTGAAGTAACTAGAACAGACACAGGGCTTAATTTTAATCCTTATAAGAAAACAAAATGTATTTTAAAGCAAGATGGCTTTTTATTGTTTGAAGGATATTTAAGAATGATTGATATTTCAGATAAGTCAGGAGAAATAAGTTATAATGTAAACTTATATTCAGAAGTTCTTGCCTTAGCTGATGTGTTAGCGGAGAAAACTTTTTCAGATTTAGACTTCACAGAATTAGAACACGAATATAATGTAACGCAAGTGCAATACAGTTGGGATGATGCAGGAACAGGAATGACTTTTACTAATCCATCTACTTCAGGCTTTAGAAATGCCTATACAACTTTAAGATATCCTTTTGTAGATTGGACAGGTAATGTAGAAGACTTGTCTTCTGAAATATATCCGCCTAATTTAGAAAGTGTATTTAGACCTTATATAAATATAAAGTATTTAATTGATAGAATTTTTAATCAACCTAATTTTCCTTTTAGATACACAAGTGAATTTTTTAATACAGATGATTTTAACAAGCTATATATGGACTTTAATTGGGGTGCTGATAGTACCCCTGTTGAATTAGTGTCAACTTTGTATCAATCGGTTTACGTTTACAATTTAGGTGATGGTAGTGCAGAAAATTATGCTACTAGTAGTTTTACTCCAATGAACTTAAGTTACAATATAGCAGGAGTAAATTTAGATACTCCACCAAATTATAATAACAGTACAAATATAATAACTTCAACTGTATCGAATGAGACTTATAATATTGATTATACTTATACAATACAAAATATTGATTCCGTTGACAGGGAAATAGAATGTCAATGGCTGTATAATACAACTCCTGTAGATTATACAGGAATACAGACAATCGCAGCAGGAGGTACTTTTACTTATTCAGGTAGTTTAACACAAGTTATGCAAACAGTAGGCGATACTTTACAAGTACAATTCAGAACTAATACAGGAACAGTTAATCAAGTTAGACAATCGCTACAAAGTGCGCTGCAAAATGGAGGTGCTTATGTGCAGTTTAATGTTTCAGCTGAAGCTATTACAACTAATACAATACTTCAAACATTAAGAGGAGAATTAGGACAAATGGATTTCTTAAAAGGAATCATGACTATGTTTAATTTGGTAAGTCTTCCTGACCAAGAAGACCCAAATAATGTATTGATAGAACCTTACAGAGATATTTTTATTTCTAGTGGTGATGCTGCAAATCCTAACTTCTTTGATAATAATTCTAATGAACTAGATTGGACTGACAAAATAGATGTTTCAGCAATTAAGCTAGTTCCTTTAATTGACTTAAATAAAAAGACTGTATTTAAGTTTGTAGAAGATGAGGACGATTATGCTTTTAATGTTTACAAAAAGTCAGTAGGAAAGCATTTATATGGGAGCAAGACATATGATGCTTCAGAATACACAATTTTAGTAGGAGAAGAAGAAATAGTGGCAGAACCTTTTGCTGCAACAGTAGTAAAACCTTTATTTCCTCAATATACAGATTTAATCACACCTGCTCTTTATTCTATGTCTGATGATGGTACTGCTGAAAGCTTTGAAAACAGCCCAAGAATTATGTACAATAACGGAATAAAACCAACAGGAATACAGTGTTTTATTCAAGCACAAAATGGCTCAGGAGCAGTTTATCTAAATAACTTTTTACAATTTAGTCATTTATCTTCAGTTCCAACAATATCAGGTGCTAGAGATTTTCATTTTGGAGAATGTCAATTAATACTGCCTGTAGGTGCGCCTGTAAATGATAACCTATTTAATTTGTATTGGTTGCCTTATTATTCTGAGCTTTACAACCCTGATACAAGAATAATGACTTTAAAGGTTAATTTAAGCCCTTCTGACATTAATACTTTTAGATTCTTTGATACAGTAATAATTAAAAACAGAACTTACAGAGTAAATAAGATAGACTACAAACCAAACGACTTAGCAACAGTTGAATTTATACTTTTACCATAATGAGCAAAGTAGCAACAATACCATATTTAACAGGGTTTGATGTAAAACCTTCAAGAACGACAGTAGGTGGGACTGTAATCTTTACAGATGGAACAAATGAAATAGTACCTAACCAATTACAATGTGAAGCGTATGGATATACTTACGACATAGCTTCAGGAACTTGTTCTACTTTTAGATACAACACAAATCTTAACGGAAGCTTTAACAACATAAATAATAAATTTCAGGGAGAAGGAAATACAACTGAAACAGGAACTAACAACACTCACATAATTGGTCAGAATAATTCAGTAAAAGGATTATCAAGAAATAACATTATTGTAGGAAATAAAAACCAAATAGCTAATAGTGTAAACAATGCTTTTGTTTATGGTACTTCAGGAGAAGCGACAGCGGATAACCAAATAGTCTTAGGGGGTAACAACCCTACAGATAATTTAGGCGAAAGACAATCTATGCATTTAATGTTTGGGCTTCAAACAACACAAGGAGTAGTAAAGTCTAGTTATTTAAACAATACTACAGAAAGTTTCTTTACAATCCCTGAGAATACGGTAATGTATTTTCACGCTAATATTATAGCAGTAAGGGTAGGTGGCTCAGCAGCAGGTTCAGCAGGTGATTTTGCAAGTTGGGTTGAAAGAGGTGTTGTAATAAATAAGTCAGGAACTGTAAGTATAACAAGAGAAAGAGACCCAATTAAAAATTCAGGAACAGTTACAGGATGGGCTCCTACGGTTTCTTTGACTACAGCAGGAAAACTTAAAGTAAATGTAAAAGGAGCAACAGACATGACTATAGAATGGTGTAGTGATATGGTATTGACACAAATTAAAACAGGAGTAGCACTTTAAAAAATATAAAAAAATGGCAGATAAAGTAGTTTTAGAAGCAGAGATAAAATCAAATATTGGTAAAGTATCTAAAGAAACTAAAGAATTAACTAATGACTTTGGTGCTTTTGGTATTACTGTTGGTGGTGTTAAACAGAAATTCAAAGATGTAGCTCAAATAATGAACAATGGTCTTAAGCAAGTTGCATTACAGGCTAAATTAGCAGGGGTTGGTTTTAAGAAAATGTTTAGTGGTAATATAATAGGTGGTGCAAAAACGCTATTTGGAGTAATTAAAACAGGAATAGCTGCAACAGGAATTGGTGCTTTAGTAATTGCCTTTACTTCTTTAGTTACATTATTGACAAAAACTAAAAGAGGAGCAGAAGCATTAGAAGTAGTATTTGCAGGATTGGGTGCTACTGTTAATGTTCTTACTGATAGGCTTTCTAAGGTTGGGGGTGCTATTGTTAAGTTGTTTCAAGGTGATACTAAAGGAGCATTGACAGATGTTAAAGGAGCATTTACAGGAATAGGTGAAGAAATTGCTAATGATACTAAGGAAGCTATTGCACTTAAAAAGGCATTCATAGCTTTAAGAGACAGTGAAAGGGATTTAAATGTAGAAACTGCACAAAGACGAGCGGAAATTGAATCGTTAAAATTAATAGCAGAAGATGTAAGCAAATCAGAAGAAGAAAGGTTAGGGGCAGCAAAAAAAGCATTTAACATAGAAAATAATTTACTTAATAAAAGAGTAGCTAACGCAAAAGAAGCGTTAAGGCTACAACAAGAAGAAATGGCTCTTGGTGAAAATACGCAAGCAGATTTAGACAAAGAAGCTGAGTTATTAATAAAACTAGCTGATATAAGAGCAGAGTCAACAACAAAACAAATAGAGCTTAATAATAAGATAAATGCTATTGAAGCAGAAGTTGCTGTAAAAAGACAAGAAAGGGAAGATGCTAGATTACAAAAAATAGAAGACGAAAAGGAAGCAAAATTAAAAGCAATAGAAGACGAAAAGAAAGCAGCTCAAGACCTATTTGATAAGCAAATGGAACAGGCTGAAGAAAAAGCAAAAAAAGCAAAACAAGAAGCAGATGAAGAAGAGCTAAATGCAAAAAAGGTTAAAGAAACTAAAATTGCTTTTGCTAAGTCTAGCTTGAGACAAATAGAAAAAATAGCAGGAGAAGGAAGCGAGATAGCTAAAGGAGCAGCAGTAGCACAGGCAACTATTTCAGGAATAGAAGCGGTTCAAAATGCACATACTACAGCTCAAAAATCACCTATCACAGCTTTTTTCCCCGGTTACCCAATTGTTCAAGCAGGAATAGCAGCAGCTTTTTCAGCAGCACAAATACAAAAGATTTTAAGTACTAGTACAAGTGGAGAAGGAGGAGGTGGTAGTGCTAGTGTAGGTGGAGCAGGAGCAGCAACAGCAGCAGCAGCAACACCTGCGCCACAAATGATGTCAGGAGCTTTTGAGTTAGGTGCAGGAGTAGAACCTGAACCAACACGTGCTTATGTAGTTACAGATGAAATGACTAACAGTCAAAACCAACTAGCCAATATTAGAAGAAGGGCTACAATCTAAAATCAAATAAAAATTAATTAAATATATTATATACTATGCCTTGCGAAAAATGCGAAAACGGAAAATACAAATGGGGTAAAACAGGAAGCTGTACTTATGACTCAGTAGCTGAATGTGAAGAAGCCAATAAAGACTACTATGAAAAGGAAACTAAGATTGTAGAATTAATAATTGATGATGATAGTCAAGAATTAGCTATTGATGCTATTAGCCTAGTAAGTTCACCTGCAATAGAACAAGACTTTGTTTATATGAATAAAGCAAAAAATAAATTAACTTTTGCAAAAGTAGATGAAGAAAAAAGAGAGATAATTTCTCCTGCACTCGTGCCTTGGAAGCAGATTTTTAGATATGATGCAAATACAGACAGTGAGTATTATGTTTGGTTTCATCCAAATACTATTAAAAAAGCAAGTGAACTTTATTTAAAACATAACAATCACCATAAAGCTACATACCAACATCAAGATAGAGTTTCAGGTGTTTTAACTACTGAAAGTTGGATTATTGAAGATAGTAAATTAGACAAAAGTAATCTTTACGGATTTTCCCTCCCAAAAGGCACTTGGATGGTTAAACTCAAGGTTTCTAATGATAAGCTATGGGAAGAGATAAAATCAGGGAATTTACGCGGATTATCAATTGAAGGATATTTTACAAATCGTATGCAGGAGATGTCAGAAAAAGCACCAACAAACGAAGAAATTCTTTCAGCATTAAATGAAATAATTAAGGAAAATCAAACAAAGTAATAGTTTATCTATTATATATTACAAACACTAATAAAATCAAAAAGAAATTATGGACATTAAAGAACAAATCTTAGTAGCTCTAGGTCTTAACAAAGAAGAAACAATTAAGTTAGAGTGGCAAGCAAAATCAGAAGATGGAACAATTTTTGTTTCTACTGCTGAGGAATTAGAAGCAGGTGTAGATATCTCAGTTTTAACTGAAGACGGAACTACAATTTTATTACCTGTTGGAACTTACAAGACTGACACAGGCGTATCTTTCAGAGTTGAAGAAGAAGGTATTGTTGCTGAGGTTATCGAGTCTGAAACAGAAGAAGAAGACACAGAAGAAGAAGTAGAAGCAGGATATGATGATAAAGAAGAAATGGCAGAAGCTGTTGAGTTTGCATTTCCTGAAACTGATGCTGAAAAAGCTGATTGGGCTAAGTCTTACGAAGAAATGAAAGACAAGGTTGACAATTTAATGGATGCAATCGCTGATATAAAAGAAAGATTAGGAGAAGGAGACACAGAGGTTGAAGAAATGTCTGAAGAAGTTGTTGAAGAAGTTGTTGAGCCTTCTACAAATCCTAAGTCTATTAAAACTACAGAAGTAGTTGAATTCTCAGCAGAAGATGAATTGACTAAGTTAAAAGAAGAAAACGAAAAACTAAAGACTGAGTTAGCAGCACAGCCTGCATCAGCACCTTTAGATGTAAACAAATTCAGTTCAGACAGAAAACCTGTTTCAAGAGCAGAATACAACAAAATGACAAGAAGAGAGAAATTCTTACACGATTTAAATAAATAATATTAATTAAAAAAAACAAAAAAAATGGCGTTTACTACAACATCAAACTTTGCAGGAAAAGCAGCAGGATTCTACATCTCAGCAGCTTTAAAGCAAGCAAACTCGTTAGACTACTTAACTATGATTGAAAACATCAAGTATAAGTCTAATATCCAAAGAATGGCAGGTTCAGGACTTGTTGCAGATGCAACTTGTGACTTTACTGATGCAGGTACTTTAGCACTTACTGAAAAAGTATTAGAACCTAAAAATTTACAAATCAACTTAGACCTTTGCAAATCTACATTACTAGATTCTTGGGAAGCTCTACAAATGAGAGCAGGAGCAGGAGCACCACCACCTGCATCTTTTGATGACTATGTAATTTCTTACATGGGTGAAATCATAGCACAAGCAACTGAAGAAAGTATTTGGGAAGGAACTGCTGTAGCAGGGAAATTCAATGGTTTCTTAGGAGCAGCTACAGGTCTTTTATTACCGGGAGTTGACGCAACAGTTGTTCAATCTTCAGCATCAGCAGCTTATGTAGCAGGTAATATCATAGCTAACTTACAAACTTTAACTGCTGACATGGCAGCTAACATCTCAGCAGTATTGAGAAAAGAAGACTTACATATATACATGAGTCCTAAGACTTACGCTTTATATGTATCAGCAGTATCTACATTAGGATATGTTAATGCTTACAACATGAACGGAGATTATGCACCTGTATTTGAAGGGTACAAAATCGCTGTATGTAACGGAATGGCTGACAATCAATTAGTAGCAGCAGAGAAGTCTAACATGTTCTTTGGAACTGACTTACTTTCAGATGCTACTAGAATCACTTTGATGGACATGGCTAATCTTGACGGAAGCGACAATATGAGATTAGTTGCTCGTTACTCAGCAGGTGTTCAAACAGGAGTTGGAGCTGATATCGTAAGACAATCATAATAAAATAAATAATACGGAAGGAGGGGGTAAAACCCTTCCTCCCTTAACCTAAAAAAAACAAATATCATGGCTTGTACAGCATTAACAAAAGGTAGGGGACTCGACTGTAATAGAATTTCAGGCGGGATAAAGAATATTTATTTCGGAGTTTACGACCAATTCACAGCACCAATAACAACAGTAGGAATAGTTCAAGCGAATGGAGAAATTTCAGACATTGAAATGGCTACATCAACAGGACTATACAGATATACTACACCTCTTGGAGTAGCTAGTCTTTCAGAAACAATTACAGGAAGTAAGGAAAACGGAACTATTTTTTATGCTCCAACTGTAACTGTAATTCTTAACAGACTAACAAAAGAAGACCAAAATCAAATCAAATTACTAGGTCAGACAAAACTTGTTATTTTCTGTGAATTAAACGCAACTTTAGCAAACGGACATAATGTAATTGTAGGACTAGGAGTAACAAACGGAATGGAACTTAACGCAGGTACTATTGATTCAGGAGCTGCTTTCGGAGACAGGAACGGTTACACTCTTACTTTTGACGGAATGGAACCAATCCCATTCCCAATGGTAGCAGATTACACTACAAACCCGTTTGACAATGGAGCATTCACGAATGTTTCAATCACTACATCTTAGTAGTTTTCTTATATATTTCTTGATTAGGGTGGGCTTAGGCTCACCTTTTTCTTTTTATTACTAACTCAATACAAATAAATTCAAAGTATTTCTATTATATAACAGACAAACTAACTATGATACAAGCAATAACAGAAACAGGTTTAGAAATATATATACAAACTGAAGATAATCGTATAAATACTTCTGTAGCTTCTACTCAAATAAGACATTTAGTAAAGTTCACTAATGACTTAGATAAGTCTGTTGTTTATGCTTACCCACAATCTGAACTTATAAAAGATAGATATACTCAAATTCGATATATCTATAATGCAACCCCTGATATGTATGTAGGGCAAATAAAACTATTACCCGCAGGCTATTGGAAGTATGAAGTTTATGAGGTTTCTTGGATAGGTACAGTAACAGTAAGATTAGGAAATGCACCTAGAAATGAAGATGATGTTTTAACTCCTGCAGCTGACGATAAAGGAGTGGTACAAGGATTAGTAACTAAAGGAAAAATGAACGTATCTGAAAAAGACGGAACGCAGCAAGTTCAATATACTCAGAGGGAAGCTCCGAGTTCAACAAATTACATATATTACGGACAATAAAATAAAATAAAATGGCAATAGAAAACGTACAACAATTATTAACTGAGCAACTAGGTAAAAACGGAAGCACTGAAGTATTTACTACAGCAGCTCAAACAAGCAAAGATTGGTATTGTGTTTACTTCCCTGTTGAAAGCGTTGTAGCTTCAATAGCAGCAGCAGACGCAACAGGAGAAACTGCTTTACAGACTACTTTACCTGCGGGAACAACTTTATTTATGAATGTAACTGCAATTACTTTGACTAGTGGTATTGGTATAGGCTATTACGAGGGAGTAACAACATAAGATATGTTATCATTAAAACTAGGATTAAGTTTAAATAATATCAAGACTTCAGGGAGTTCTTGGAGTCCTTCTGACGAAACAGGACTAGAAGCGTGGTATAAGTTCCAAACAGGGATTACATTAAATGGTTCTAATGTTTCTAATTGGGATGATAGTTCTTCAAATAGTTTTGATATGGAACAGCGTACTGCTTCTAAGCAGCCTGCATATAATTCAGGAAATATCGATTTTGACCCTACTGCTACTCAAAATTTACGAACTGCTTCTGATATTACTTTAAGTGGTGCGTTTACTGTTGGTATAAAGTTACACCCTAATGCACTAAATTTAGCTGTTATCGGTTCTAATACTAATCCAACTGAATTTTTAAAAATTATGCCTTCGGAAGCTTTGAGAATAGCAACAGATGGTAGTAATGTTGATTTGTCTTTAGATAGTGGTACTTTTGTTGCAGCCTTATATATGGTTGTTACAAGAAACGCTTCTGACTTAATTACTCTTTATATAAATGGAGTTGCACAAGCAGACACAGAAACTTTATCAGGCACTTCTGATATTAACTCAATCGGTATTAGAAATATTGACAATAATCCTTTTGATGGAACAATTAGCGAAGTACAAATATATGATACGGAAAGCACAGCACTTACAGCTAATGTCAATACTTACTTATCAAACTTATAAAATATGAAAGATTCAATATTAAGCATTAACTTAGAAACTTCAACAGCACCAATAGTACAGGAAGTAAGAGGACGTGATTACATAGAATATGGAACGGAAGATTGGAAAAACCTCTATCCTCAGTTCTTAATTGACTTATATTACAATTCTAGTACACATGCAGCCATTATAAATCAGACTTCTGAAATGATAGCAGGAGAAGACTTGGTAGCTGAAGAAAATGATATTAATTTAGAGTCTTATGTAAAATTAAAGAAGTTCCTAAGACATGCTAACTCAAATGAAAGTTTACACCAAGTAATTAAAAAGGTTGCTTTTGATTTTAAACTTCAGGGGGCTTATGCCTTACATATTGTATGGAATAGAGAAAGAACAGAAATAGCTGAGGTGTATCACGTACCTGTAGAACGAGTAAGAGCAGCAAGACCTAATGAAATGGGTAAAGTTGACACTTTCTTTATAAGTGCTGATTGGGGAAATACTAGAACAAATAAACCTTATCCTATTGCTGCTTTTAATGTGAATGATAGAACTTCAGGAAGTCAATTACTTTACTCAGGTTCTTACAGTCCTAATATGGACATCTACCACACACCTGATTATATAGCAGGTTGCAATTGGGCTTTAGTTGACCAAAAGGTTGCTGAGTTTCATTTGAACAATATAGAGAATGGATTTGCAGGCTCGTATTTTGTCAGTTTTGCAAACGGCATACCAACTCAAGAGGAAAGAAGACAAATAGAACAAAGCTTAGTAGAGAAATTTACAGGAGCTTCTAACTCAGGAAAGTTTGTATTAACATTTTCAGACGATAAGACTAGAACACCTGAAATAAGTCCAATAAGTGTTTCTGATGCAGATAAGCAATATTTAGCTTTACAAGAGCTTTTAGTTTCAAATATCTGTGCAGCTCATAGAATTACATCTAAAACTTTAATGGGAATTGATACAGCTAA